TCTAATGAAGCCTAAACTTGCAGAAACCTACCTTACTCCCTACATGGAGAGGGTAAAGCAGCAGCAGAAAGCTAAAGATGCTCCTAGTCAGCCAGAACCCAGTGACCCAACAGGAAATCCAGAGCCATCTGGACCGTCTCCAGTGGACCCAGTACCAGCCCCACCCGCAGGGCCTGTACTTCAGCCAGTCCCAGCAAAGCCCAAGCCAGTCCCAGCAAAGCCCAAGCCAGTCCCAAAGCCTCCCACTCCCAAGCAAGTAGTGAAAGAGAAGCCTCAAGCTACCGCAATCATTGAGATTGGTAAAAAGGGCTCAAAGTACGAAAACGGTATCAAAGATTGGGATGGGGCTCTTGAGGCTGCAAAGCTGTTAGGACAAGCCGTCCATATAGCAAGTAGCGGCACCGCCATGCGTAAGCTGGCTAAAGAAAAAGGTGCTAGACTTGGCCCTAATACGAGGGGCTCTTTTAATCAGCAAGTCGGCTTTGGCAAGGGAGCTGCTGGTAGGATTTTTGCGATAAAACCGGGTGGTAGCTTTCAAGGTAAAAAGCGTACAACTGTAGGTGCCTTAACAACACTGCTGCATGAAATTGCACATGGCGTGACGCTAGGCCCTCTAGACGGCGAGTCAACCCAAGTTGGCCGTGACGGGTCTACAACAAACAATTTAACCAAGCAGTATGGGGCGACTTACCCAACAGGTTCGTTTGTAGGCAGTGTCATAGTTCCAATACTTAGTGAAAAGGGCATTGATAGTTCGCACCCTATTGTGGCCGAGGTTAATAACCTACAGTGGAACATAGAGGTATATTTAAAAGATAAACCTTCAGAAACCAGAGCGGTTAGAGACTTTGCGAGGATGACTAAGGAAATTGAACAAAATCTTGCAGAGTGGAAATCTATAGGAGCATCTCCTACGCAATTAAAAGTAGTAAGAGATTCTGGTAATAAAAATATTGAAGCTCACCAAAAGTACACACTTAACTTCGCTGAGTTCGCTGTGGACCCCGTGTGGGTCTATATGTTTGACCCAGCTTTAGCCAAACAGGTGATGCCAGAGACAACAGCTCTCATCCGCAAGGAGTTTGCCAAAGCTGGCAATAAGCAAATCCAATTCTACGGACATCCATTCGCAACCATACTTGCTGTGGTATCCGCTATGGGACTGCTTGCAGCTGGATCAGAGGAAGACGAAGAGCCCATGATGGCTCCCGGTATTCTTTCCGCATAACTAAGGTGCCCCTTCGGGGGCATCTGTCACTCAAGGAAGCAAATCGTGAATAAGACAGCATTTGACTTGGTGCCCTTCTTACAGGGCATCGAAGCTATAAAGGCGTCTAGCCTCAGTAGTTCTGACAAAGACAAGGTACTCGCAGAGATGGCAGCGGCACTCCCAGCCCCTGTGTTCTGCAAGTCCTGCCCAACGACCCTCAAGATCATTGGAACATTAGTAGGAGTAGCAGATGCCAGTGCCCAAAGTACCAAGAAAAAAGGCACCGAAGAAAGAGTTGACCCACCCGAACAGGGCGACTCCAAAAGAAAACAACTACTTCACAAACCTAATGAAAACCGAAGAGGGAAGGGCTCTAAGAAAGCAGTGGTCAACAAAAAAGCGTAAGAACGGAGGCAGGCCACAGGGAACACCTGATGGCTATACCCTCGAAATGATCACGCCGATCAGGAAACAGGCAAAAGCAGATGCTGAAAGGATCGTAGCAATCATGGCCAAAGAGAATGACATTGATGACGTGTATGCCATTGAGGCACTCAAGGCAGCAGTAGAAATCATGCGTGAACCGGGACAAAACCGGGACCGCCTAACAGCAGCACGAATGGTCTTGGACTTCACCAAGACTAAGCCTGCCGCAAAGAGCGAAGTCACTATCGGTAAAGCCGAAGCATTCTTGGAGTCGCTCTTAGTAGTAACTCCAGAGGATGAGCAAGCCGAAGATGGACAAGAGACTTAAAGTAGTACGCCGCAAACTATACGATGACTTTGACTTTTACAGTAAGTCAGCCCTCAAGATCAGAACCAAGGACGGTGACATCAAGTCACTCAACTTGAAGCCAGCCCAGCGCATTCTCCAGAAGGCCGTAGAGGACCAAATGGAGACTGAAGGCAAGGTACGCATTATCATCTTGAAGGCCCGACAGCAGGGTCTATCGACCTACGTTGGCGGCTATCTGTACTTTAACGTGTCCCAGCGCAAAGCCTGCAAGGCTCTGGTTGTCACACACCACTCCGACAGTACCCGTGCTCTCTTCGATATGACCAAGAGATACCACGAGAACTGCCCTGAGTTACTCAAGCCTCACACCAAGTATAGCTCTCGCCGGGAACTTACGTTTGATGTCCTAGACAGCTCGTTTGTTGTTGCGACAGCTGGTGGTGAAAGCATTGGGCGCGGTGAGACCCTGACCCATGTCCACGCCTCTGAGCTTGCCTTCTGGCAGAAGTCTACCGCTCTAGAGAACTGGAACGGTATGACACAGGCTGTACCCAACAAGAAGGGCACTGCCATCTTTGTCGAAAGCACCGCTAATGGTGTCAGTGGTATCTTCTATGACCTCTGGAAAGGTGCCGTAGAAGGAAGCAATGGCTATGTGCCAGTGTTTATACCTTGGTACATTGATCCAGAGTATCGTGAGCCAGTGCCGGAGAACTTCGAGAGAACTCCAGAGGAAGAAGAGCTGTGTGAGAAGTATGGCCTTGACGATGAGCAACTTATGTTCAGACGCCGCAAGGTTGCACAGAACGGCATCGACCTCTTTCGACAAGAGTATCCCGCAGAGCCAGAGGAAGCCTTCCTGACAACTGGGCGTCCTGTGTTTAACCCAGAGGGTCTACAGGAAAGCCTAACGACCTGCGAAGAGCCTAAGCAAAGGCTTGCACTGGAAGGTGACGACTGGCTTGAGAATGTCAGAGGAGAACTGACGTTATACCGTACGCTTGACCCCGGTGAACAGTACACAATCGGTGCTGATGTCGCCATGGGTGTCAGGGGCGGTGACTTCTCAGTCGCTCAAGTATTAGACAGTAAGAAACGACAGGTTGCGACCTATCGTGCCCAAGTTCATCCAGATTACTTCGCTGAGGTGCTCTACAAGCTAGGTGAGTTCTTTAACTTTGCCTACATCATCGTAGAGAACAACAGCCACGGTATCTTAACGTGTACCCGTCTTGGGAAAGACATGGCCTACCCCCACTTCTACACAGAGGTGCAGGTAGACAAGTTGACAGACAAAGAGACCATTAAGTTGGGCTTTACTACCACTGCCAAGACAAAACCCCTGATTATCGATGAACTCAGGGCCTCAGTTCGTGAGGGTAAGATCGAACTAAACGATAAGGTCACTATCCGAGAGATGCTTACTTACATCGTCACCCAAAGCGGTGGCATGGAAGCTGAAGCCGGGTGTTTCGATGACTGCGTAATGTCTTTGGCCCTAGCAAACCACATACATGAGGGTGCTTGGGAGCCAATAGAGGCAGTCGATGATTATTACATTGAGATGGTTTAGACATGAAATCACAAGAAGAATACAAAGCCCTTGATGACGAAAAGATCGTCTCAATCGTAGACACTAACCTCCGCCGATCCATTGGCTACTACGACAGTGAGCTATCAAAAGAGCGCCGCAAGGTAATGGATTACTACAGCGCCGCACTTCCACGCCCAGCGCATGATGGTAACAGCAAGTATGTAAGCCAAGATGTGTATGATGCCGTAGAGAGCATGAAGGCTGCACTTCTGGAGACCTTTAGCACAGGCAACAAGACCCTACGCTTTACTCCGCAGGGTGCTGAAGATGTACCAATGGCTGAAGTCTGCACTGAGTACACAGACTATGTGCTTCACCGCCAGAACAACCTCTTTGAGGTAATGCAGACAGTCATACATGATGGCCTAATTGCCCGTGCAGGCATCTGTAAGGTCTATTGGGCCAAGCAGTCTGAGAGCCACATCGAGGCCGTTGAAGACCTGACTGAAGATGAGCTTGATGCTCTTCTGTCCCAAGACAACGTAGAGATCGAAGAGATCGTTGAGGATGCGTATGGTATCTCCAGCGGTGAGCTGCGTGTTTACCGTGATACATCCCAAGTCAAAGTAGAGGCTATTGCTCCCGAAGAGTTCCTCATTGAACCCCAAGCAAAGTCTCTCGATACTGTCAGCTTCTGTGCTCACCGCACCAAGAAGTCTATCTCCGACCTCATTGAGATGGGCTACGATGAAGACTTGGTGGCAGACATTGCTGACAATGAAGACACTGACTTCGACAACGACCCAGAGATACTATCGCGCTTTGATGACATTGGTGCTGACCGTGGCTTTAACGCCAAGGGCTACCAGCGCCAGACACGTCAGGTAACTGTAGTTGAGGCTTACATTGAGCTTGATGTTGAAGGCACAGGCACAGCTGATCTGTACCGTGTAGTCAAAGCATCAAACGTACTCCTAGAGAAAGAGATGGTCACTCGCCGGCCATTCGTGGCCTTTGTACCGCTGCCGATCCCACATGCTTTCCATGGTAACAACTTTGCTGACAAGCTCGTAGGTATCCAGAACGCTCGTACAGTTCTGACACGCTCCATCCTCGACCACGCAATGGTCACAAACAACCCACGCTACACTGTAGTCAAAGGTGGCCTTACGAACCCTCGTGAGCTTATCGACA